GCGAATTAACAGCAACACTCTTAATAGCACGTTGAAATTCACGTTTAGCACCAGCACCACCATAGATTACAATATTAGCATCACCACCATCAGTTCTATTAGACTGAATACGATTAATTTGACCTTCAAGTAAATCAAGTGTAAAAGTAGTATAATACTGATGATTACCAGCACTTGTGATAAACTGTTTTACACCAGCACCAGTTGGTACAGGTTGCTTAGTTCTACGGTCAATAGTTGTAATGTTTCCATTAGAATCTCTATTGTACTCTGAATACCAAAGGTCAGTCTCATCTAAAATCTTACGTTTAAAGTTAAACTGATTCATTTCTTCCGGCATCCATAAATTAGTTTTACCACCACCTTCTTTATGATTAAACTCATATACAGTAGCTTTATTAACATTACCCGAAATGTTTAATGTATGACGGTGTAAACTCAATTGGTTAGTCAGTTTTCCAGGCAACGTTCTATGCGACCTATTACCAGTAGATTTAGACATAGGAACAGTAGGTGTACTCATAACCCATGCCATACCTTTAGCAAAGTTAGCAAGGTCAATAGTAGCACTAGAATCACCACCTATAATCTGAAATTCATACTCATATTGTTTATCACCTAATCTTTCAGGGTCAGCTGATATACGAACAATATTTTTATGGTCAGGTGTAACAGCACCATAATCTTTAGGGAAAAGGTCAGTTTCAAAAATAACTTTAAAATAACTGTTACCTTTACCGACAGCAGTCATGTTACTATTAGATAAACCAACAACCCTATTGATAAAAGTCATATGCCCCATAACAGGCCAAGTATATTGAGTATCTCTACTCTTAAAAGTTTTAGAAACAATATTATTATTGCCCTCCGTTAGAAAAGATAAAGGAAACATACTAGAATCCTTACCCCAAAGATAAGTCAAATTCTTGGTAATAACAGGAACATCGACTAATCTTCCACTATACAAGAAATTTTCATCTATATATTTACTTGTATCGAACGTCTGATTACGTATAATTCTCATAGTTTAAAATTTATATTAATATTAATTTAATTTGTTAGTTATATTTTAAGTCTAATACTGGTTTCTTTGTTGGTTTACGTGTACTACCACCTTTACCACTACTACCACGTTTAGTACTAATACTCCTTACTTTTTTAACAGTTGTAGAATTAATACTACGTTTAATTAAATCAGTAGGAGAAGTACCAGTTAAAGACTGTATTGCTTCAATAATTAAATCCGCTTCACTTTGTTTAGAACGCTTCATATAATTAGCAGCTTCAAAAGCAGTCATAACACTTATTGAACCATCAGGCATATTATATTTACGTTTAGTTGTAATATAATCAATCAGTACAGTATTTTCAACTTGTACCTTTTTACCACCCTGATTAATAGTTAGTAACTTAGGTATTGTAAAAGATGTATTGTCATCAATTTTAATTGTACCATCTTTAAGAATAGTAGAAACATTATTTACACGCTTCTCATATTCTTGTTGTTCCAACAATTGTTTTTGTTCAAGTTGTCTGGTTCTTAATTTACTTTGCTCGCTTTCATTAGCTTGTAAATACTTTAAAGAACTTTTACCTAATTCAACAAGTTTCTTATCATCTTTAGCCCACCTAATTTGCATTTCAATTTCAGTTTCACTATCACCTTTGAGTTTTCTAGCAGAACGGATAACCGATATAAGTTGGTCTTCATTCTTCTCATCAAGTTTAATAGTACTATAAGCAACAGTTTGATTAAAACCATCGGCAGTATTATTTAACTTAACGTGTTCTACAAAACTTTTAATTAAAGGGTTTATAGCATACAAATCATTGATTGCTTGATTAGCACCAACTTGAGTTGCTCTTGTATAAACATCTTTTACATAAGCATTGATACCTTCGTCAGTATTATCATATGTTATAGGATTGTTATTTTCATCAAGTATTTCAATACCTGTTGTTTTAGCTATCTTATTCACATCAATACCAGTATCATCATCATCACTTAAAAGAACGTCAATTTCTTCTTTTGTTTTAAAAACTTCACCTTTATCATCAACAGCGTTTCCATCATCATCAACTTTATACTCAACACCATCAATAATGATTTTAGTTTCATCAACCTCATCATCATCGTTGTTAGCTAATGCTTCAAGTTCATCTTTGGTTTTAAAGACAGTTCCGTCTTCATTTAATGCATCACCGTTATCATTGATTTTATATTCAACTTCATCAATTTTAATAACGTTATCATCATTACCAACACCGTCATTTTTGTTTTCAAGGTACGTTTTATACTCGTCAGCATTTTTAAAAATATCACCTGCGGCATCTAAAAGGTTACCATCATCATCAGTTTTGTAATTGTTACCTTCGTATTCAACAGGTTCATTAATAGTAGTATCCATATTATACTTTATTTAAGTTTATTATTTATAACTTTACTGTAAGTTGATTAAATATACATTAATATAAGCAGTATATTTAATAATAGCATTTACCATATTTTAAATCATAGCGAGTGGTAAACTACTTAGTAGCTTTACCAATTTCTTTAGTTTTCTTATGTGTTTCAGCAATCTTAGCATCAACTAAATGTTTTTGGCTACGTTTTAAATCAAGTTCTGCTTGCTCAATTTCATTACTTAATATATTTATATCATCCTCATATTTATTATTATTAGGGTTAAAACTAGAAAATTCAATCATCTTAATAAGTAAATCTTTATCCTTTTCTAAAAGACCAAATTTACCCTTTATATTTTCAACGTCAACTTTAAGTTTATACTCATTAGCATCTTTTTCTTTTTCACGTTGTATTTTAGCATTTTCAATTTGATTATCAAGCTCTTTAAAATACTTTTCACGTTCCTTATTAGATTCATCAATCTTTTTAGCAATTTTCTTAACAGTAAAAACATTGTCAGCATCAATAGCTTCTATACCTAATAAAAACTCATTATTTTGCATTGCTGCTTGTACTACATTTTGTTTTATAGCATCAATCTTTTCTCTTTCAATTTGAGACTTCTTAAAGAATATACCAAGTTCCCTATTCATAAGAACATCATGATTTAGATTCATGTTTACAACATTACCATTTTTATCCTTGTATTCCATAGCATAACCATCAACATTTATAAGCCTGCTATAATCAGCAATAGCCTGATATAGTTTTTCAAGATAAATATCAAATGTACTAAATAATAATAGTGTACCTGTTGATACTCTAATTATAGCTTCTCTTGTATTACCTTGTCCACCACGAGTATCAATATCACCATAGCGCTCATTATTCATATCCGCAACTTCCCACGCATCAGCTTTAATACCTTCTTTAATTTCTTTAAGTTGATTAATATATTCTTTTTGATAATTACCGATAGTACGTATAGCCTGTAATGAAACACTACTAACTTGACTATCATCAAATAGTAATAAATTACTTTCAAATAGATAATCTAATCTCTCATTTAAACTAAAATGTTCACTATCAGTTAAAATAGATTCAGGCATAATATTAATAAACCCTTGAAACTTTGCTATTTCAGATTGTATTTTAATGTGTAAAAACTTATATATAATATTTAAAGGTATCAACCTATATGGTATTGGTTTATGTAAATAATCAACAAGTAAACCAGATGCACCAACTACAGGTATTTTAACTGTTGCAACATTATCTAAAAACTCACGTTGAAATTTTAATGGTTCAGGTTTTGTATAAACACCTTTTTCAATATCACCACAAATATACATTTCCATTATTTCATCTTTCCATAACTCCTCTTTACTAATATCACCAGCATCAGTATTTAACTTGTATGTTTCATCAACTATAATTTCATCAGTACTGCCATCCGGTAACATACGTGATATAATAAGGTATTTACGTTTTGTACGAATAAACAATTTGTATATTGTAATTGGTGCAGATTTATCAAATAAAGAATCAACATTATCAATAAGTGAATTTTTATCAATATCTATATTACCATAATCAATTAAATGATTTTTAAGTAATATGGTTGCACTTGATTTACTATCAGTATTATACTCATACATCTCAGTTATATACTCAAAATCAGATTTACTAAGTTTATCTTTAAACTCATCTTTAAACTCATAGTAACTAAGTTTGTATTTATACATACCGGCTATATCATCTTCAACAGAACTAATCTTCGATGAAGGATACCTATAATAATCAGCAGGTGATATATGTTTAAGTGTTAAGTTATTTTCTTCTGCCTCAATTACAGTATAAACAGATTCAGTTGCATAAAGATAATAAAATTGCTGTATTAAAGCATCCTTTAATCTGGTACGTTCAACCATTGAATCAACAAGTGCTTTAGACTTTTCTGCTTCATCTTCAAAAAAAGCAGTTTTAATCTTTTGTATTTCTTCTTCTATATCAACATTGGCTAACGGATTTTGTTGTTGTTCACCTTGCTGTCCACCTTGTTGCTTTTGTTGTTCTTGTTCTATTTGTTGTAGTTTTTCCATTAGCTTAGCCATAAGTATTTCATTTACTTTAGCTTTAATAATGCTATTTAAAGTAAGTGTAGCATCAGCATCTTTAACAATACAACTATAGTTATCATCAGGTTGCCTTATAAACTCACCTATAATCCTACGTGTAATTGGTGCAACTAAATCTAGTTCATCAAGTACATCTAAATCTTTAATTTCATCAGTGTATTTTTTAGCATTAATAAGTTTTAAAAACTTATCTTTAATTTCATCTGAATATAACCCATTTGCAGCATTTAAAAATTCATCATTTTTATTATCGTTAATGCTAATTAATTTGTTATAATAAAATTTACCTACAGGTATATACCAACCCTTTTTACGCTTTGTTGAAAGTGCTGTAAAATGATTAATATCTTTATCATAATCAACTGAATCATACTCATTAATATTATCCATAACTCTTTATCTTTTTAAGTGCATTATATAAACTAACTTTATTCCTATTCGTTGCAGGTTTGAGTTTCAATGTAATGTAAGCATTAATCTGATAAGCAGCTAAAATAGCACAACTTACCCTATCATAATTACCCTTGTGTGAAAATTTATCAAACTCTATTAAAGTAGGTAAGTCTAAAATCATCATAAATCTATATATACTATTTCCTGCTTCCCCAATACTAATCCTTTCGTATATCAAATCTTTAAGCAATACAACACCGTCAAGTTTACGTTGTGTGTTACCTATAACCATACCATATGTTCTTTTCTTACCTTCATCAGCTTTAGATGTAACAACTGTAGGGTCAGGTAATAATCTATTTAAAAAGTTTACCTTTTTAGCTGTAGCAAGCATTGTACCTCTATCCATTTCAGCAAGAACATCAGCATTATAAAGTTTAGCTATATCAATACAAATTAAATCAGCTTCTTCTGTAGAACTAACCCTACCAACCCAAGATGCAACTAATATTTTACCTGCACTATAACTAATATTATTTGGATACATCCAAACCTGTACAGCTGCAAGTGAGTGTTTAGTTGTAATCTCACCTTCTTCAATATCTGCACCATAAGGGTCATATGTTACAAAATATAATCGTTTAGGTATAGTACCTGTTTCATCCCTAAAAGGTGAATGATGTATCCTTAAGCAACCATGTAAATCTTCATTACTACTAAATGGTAC